AATAAATGGTTGGAGTATATAAAATAACAAATCCAAGTGGTAAAATATATATAGGACAATCTGTTGATATTTATAATAGATGGAATAAAAATTATTAAACATTAATGAAAGGAGTATTAGTAATAACTTAATAGGGCTAAGTAAACAAACCAAAAATAAAATAATCTTTAAATATAAATAAATAATGGGATATCTCTCAAATGCAGTCATTACCGTAGACGCAATTTTAACAACAAAAGGAAGACAATTATTAGCAAAAAATGATGGATCTTTTAGAATAACACAATTTGCTTTAGCAGATGATGAAGTTAATTATACATTATATAACCCAAACCACCCATCAGGATCCGGATATTATGGGGAAGCTATACTGAATATGCCTTTACTAGAAGCATTTCCTCAAGAAACTCAAATAATGAAGTACAAACTTACTACATTACCTAGAGGAACAGCCAAAATGCCTATATTAGATCTAGGATACTCAGCTATCGTGATTAAACAAGGAGCTTCACTTGCAATTACTCCTCAAACATTAAATTACTTTGGAGGTAATACATTTGAAACATCGGGATACACAGCTACTATATCAGATGTAAGATTATTTAGTTCATTTGATGGTGTAGGAATTAATACACCTGCTGCTCAAGCTTTAAATTCAACCACAACCTTAGGTACTAATGTATCTAAAACAGTTGTAGGAACTACTATCAATATTAGAGCTACTACTGTAAACACTTTATTTGGTTCAAACTCTCAATTACAAGCAACATTAACTGTAGAGGGTAGAGATAGTGGAGCCAGAGTAACTATTCCTGTAACTGTAACAAAAATATCATAATATATAATAAAACATGTCATTTAATCGTTTAGCCCCTGAAGATTTTGTTGTTAGCTCAGACTCAATTACAGCCACATTGTGGTCAGATGGAGCTGTTGCCTTAAGCTCATTTTATAGTTCGTCTACACAAGAAGCAGGCTCATCTGGAAATTTTTATTTAAATGTATATCAAACTGCTTCTAATGACCCATCAGCTGAGATTCAATTTGCTATAGCTTACGGAAATAAGAAAGGCAGCGGCAGTGCATTTTATAATACCGCTGTTGTGGGAGTTTCTCCTACTAAAACAACATATTCTCAGTACCAAAATTTAATATTGGGAGATGAGAATACAGATTTTATATTTGGTAACATAACATCCTCAGAATTTTGGGCTTTATCTATAGATAGAACACGATATAAAGAATCATTATTTCCTGGTTCTTTGATACTTCGTTTATCTGGTAGTAATGGACAATTAACATTAACCGATAACAGTCAAGTTACTCCATCAATTACATTTAATGATGCTGGTAGAGTATTTCAATTAGTTAGTGGATCTCAAGGAACTGTATTTACTGGAGTAAATTCAAATGGGTATAGTGTATCATCTGGTTCATACGGGTGGGTTCTTCCAGATATAGGAACTATTTTACTAAATCCATTAGCATTATCTGCATCTATATCTTTAGCTTCAAGTCAATCATATAACTCAGATGGTCTTAATAACAGAGCAATATTAAATGCTCTTAATAGACCTTCTATTCCTTATTTTCAACTAAATAGTCAAGAAACTATTTCTTCAAATTATATATTTATTAGAGCTAGAAACGCAGAATTTAATTATTCTGAAAATCCAAGTTTTATATCTGGTAGTACAGGTGAAGTAGTATTTAATTCATTTATTAATAATCCACAAACATTTCCAACAACTGTTGGATTATATAACGATAATAATGAATTATTAGCTGTGGCTAAATTATCAAGACCGTTGTTAAAAGATTTTACAAAAGAAGCATTAGTGAGAGTTAAGTTGGACTTTTGACCTATCATAAATTTTTACATATTTATAATAATTGTAATAGAAAAACTGAATGGGAGCTTATAAACAACTTTTAGCCTCTGATATAGTTGTTACTCCTTTTGAAGTAAATAAAGGATTTACATTCAAAGGAGCTCCAGCTATAACTGGGTCTAATGTAGGGATTGATAGATTTTTAGGTCAAAATATTACTTCATATATATTCAATCCTAATTCAGACCCCACAACAGGAGAAATTAGTACTCAATATCAAAGACTAGTATATAACTCAGTTAAAGAATTATATTACTCTAATTATTTAAGTTCAAGTTATGGAGATTTAGTAAGTCAACCCATTTTAATCCCTGGTAGAGATACTGAAGGAGATAGATTAGTTGGAGCAGTTAATACACCTGCTTATGATAATTATCTTCAAACTACACTAACTTATTCTAAATTTTTCCCAACATCATCTAACAGTGTTATAGGTATAATATCAATACCGGTTCGTATGTTTGGTGATTATATTAAACCCAATTCATTTATATTTAGTGCTGAAAGTGGTAGTTTAATAGATGATGGTGAAGGAAATATTTTATATATAACTGGTAGCTCTACAGGAACAATAGTAGGAAATATTTTTTATGGGCATGGTTTAATAACTATAACAGGAAATGAAGTATACTTAACTGGAGCAGCAATTTACGGTTCGGCTGTATATGGTGGAACAACCTATGGATTAACTTCAAATTTTGATGATGATTTAATTAATTTTATCGCATCACCCAATGCTACTTGTTCATTTTCTAGTTCATATAAAATATATGAAACTCAATATAAATGTACTATTAGAGAAAACGAATATAATTTTACATTAAACCCAAGTGTTATCTCAGGTAGCACAGATGGTACTCCTTATGGATTTGTAACTGCCTCATATTTTTCTCCTTATATTACAACTATTGGATTATATGATGAACAACAAAATTTATTAGCTGTAGGTAAATTAGCTCAACCATTACCTTCATCACCAACAACAGATACAACAATATTAATTAATATAGATAGATAAATGTGGTTATATAAAGATAAAATTATAGAAAAACTAGAAGATTTTCCTAAAGATACTGTAGGATTTGTATACCTTACTACTCATATTCCTAGTGGTAAAAAATATTTAGGTAAAAAATCATTATTTCATAATATAAAGAAAAAACTTACAAAAAAAGAATTAGCAGAACAATCTGGTCCTGGTCGTAAACCTACTACCAAAACAACAAAAAAAGAATCAGATTGGAAAACATATTATGGTTCTGCTAAACCAATTGTTGAATTGATAAAGGATGGTAAACAGTCGGATTTTACTCGTGAGATTCTACAATTGGCTTTTGATAAAAAAATCCTTACTTACTTAGAAAACAAGTACTTATTTACATATGAAGTATTAGAACACCCAGAAATATGGATTAACGATAATATAGAAGGGAGATACTTTACAAAAGATTTTATATCTTAAATTAGTTTTTTAAAAAAATCTTTCATATATTTAAAAATATGATAGATGCTTTGATATATTTGATAGACTCTGTTTTAGGTACAGGTAAACCAACTTCTAAAGGTAATCGAGCCTATTTTTGTTCTGAATGTAAACATCATAAACAAAAATTAGAGGTTAATTTAGATGAATCATCATCACATTTTCAATCATATAACTGTTGGACTTGCGGATTCAAAGGTAAAAAATTAACTACTCTATTTAAAAAATTAGAAGTAGATTATGATAAAATATCTCAACTAAAATTATTAGTTAAATCATTTTCTAAAGAATCTAAACAAGAGATAACACTTACTGAAAAAATTTCTTTACCTAAAGAATTTATATCATTAATAAATCCACCTAGTAGTCTTACAGCTAAACACGCCTTATATTATTTAAAAAATAGAGGTATTACCCAAGACGATATTATAAAATATAACATAGGTTATTGCGAATTTGGCGTATATTCAAATATGATCATAATTCCATCATACGACGCGAAAGGAAATCTTAATTACTTTATATCGCGTAATTTCAACAAAAATTCATCAATAAAATATAAGAATCCTAACATATCTAGAGACATAATAGGACTTGAACTTTTTATAAATTGGGATGTTCCTATAATACTATGTGAAGGAATATTTGACGCTATGACTATCAAAAGAAATGCCATTCCTTTATTAGGTAAAACTATTCAACCTAATTTAATGAAAAAAATAATAGATTCAACTGTTGAAAAAATATATATAGCTTTAGATAAAGATGCTATTAAACAAGCATTAAAATTTTGTGAAGAACTAATGAACGAAGGTAAAGAAGTTTATCTAGTTGATTTATAAGACAAGGACCCATCAGAGATGGGATTTAGTAAATTTACAAATCTTATTCAAAATACATTACCATTAACATTCTCAGGATTACTTGAGAAAAAATTTCAATTAATATGATAGAAAAAGGCCAATCAATTCACAAAAAAAGCATTAAAAGAATACTACAAGTAGATTCTGAAAGTAAACAAGTTAATTTTTTAGATACTCGTTTTTATAAAAGAAACGAAGAGTATTATCCATCTATTACAAGCGTGCTACAATATTTTCCTAAAGGTAAATTTTTTGAAACGTGGTTAAAAGACGTGGGACATAATGCTGATATTATAGCAGGTAAAGCAGCAGATGAAGGTACTCAAACTCATAATTTAATAGAAAAATATCTAACAGGTGAAGAAATTAATTGGTTAGATCAATATGGTAATGCTATTTGTTCTCTTAATGTTTGGCAAATGGTACTAAAATTTGTAGAGTTTTGGACAATCGAAAAACCTGAATTAATTGAATCTGAAATCCATTTATTCTCAGATAAATATAAAATAGCTGGTACTTGTGATTTAGTTGTTAAACTAAGAGATAAATTATGGATTTTAGATATTAAAACATCTAATAGTTTACATACATCTTATGATTTACAGCTAGCTGCTTACACAGAATGCTGGAATGAATCGTTTGAAGAAAAAGTAACTAACACAGGTATTCTATGGTTAAAATCTTTAAAACGAGGTGAAGATAAAAAAGGTAATAAAATTCAAGGTAAAGGTTGGGAATTATATGTTTCATCTCGTCCAATTAAAGAAAATTGGGAATTATTTACTAAAGTTCATGATTTATATAAACTAGAAAATACAACTGATGAACCATCTTTTAATAAATTTCCTATAACCATCAAATTAGAATCTTAAATTTTTAATATTTTTTAATATTTATAATGGACTTAGACTATCTAAGTCCTTTATTATTTAGATATGAAAGACCTAATTAATCTATTAACAAACAGTTTACTTAAAGATAAAGAAATAGTTTCATTAACTCCTACTAATGAAATAGAGATACTTCCACCCGGTAAAGTAACTCTTAGCCAATTAGAAAACCTTCAATCTAGAATTAAAGCATCTAAAGATCCTAAAGAAAAAATATCCCTAGCAATCCAATGTGCTGAAAAAGTTTTATTTATATTTGAAGAAAAATACCCTGAAGACAAACGTCCTCGTAAAGCTATTGAAGCTGCAAAAAAATATCTAGCAGACCCAACAGGGGAAAATGAAGCTACTGCGGCTGATGCGGCTGATGCTGCTAATGATGCTGCTTTTTATGCTGATGATGATGCTAATGATGCTGCTTTTTATGCTGCTACTGCTGCTACGGTTTATGCTGCTTTTTATGGTGCTGTTGCTGCTATCAAAGCATTTAAAATATATAACCATATACCTCTTGAGGAAATCCGAATAAACCAACCTCAAAATCATAATAAAATATGGCAAGATTGCTTTGATAATGCTAAAAGAGAAGCTAAATACCAACAAGAAATTTATGGAGAATATATTGATATAGAAGAAGTATATCAAGCGGCAAATGAATGTTTTAAAGAAAAAACAGGATTAGATATAGATACTCTTGAACTTGATGAAATGGAGATACTTCCACCCAATAAGAAAGGAAGTATTCCTTCAAAATATTATATCCCCGAAATATCTGATTTAATTAAAAGTGCATTACCTATAATGAAACATAATAATTATGATTATATTTCTTTTATTTATGGCTTAAATTGGGTAAGTAGTTACAGAAAAAAAGATAATAATAACTTAGCTCAATATTCTTTAATAGATAGAGATCTACAACAGTTTTTATATGAAATTGGATATCATTTACATAAATTAGATCCATCAATAGATAAATTTATTTTAGATAAGTATGGTAAAGTATGGACTGGAGATAAGTATAATCAAGTTATATATGAAAAGATACCTATAAATGAAATAGAAATACTTCCACCTGCTGGTAAAAAACTAAAAGCATTCCAAACTCCATCAGGTGCTATTTGCTTAATATTCAAAGGAACACCTAAAAATAGTACTTTAAAAAAATATGTAAAAAAAATAGGCTGGTTAAATAAAAAAACAAATCAAGTAAAATTTGAGTCAGCAGAACATACTATTGATGAATTTAAAAATGTTTTAAATAGATTAAATATTTCTTTTAATATATTAAGTGAAGATGGACTTGTTATAGGAATTGATTTTAAATATTTTAATATTAAACCTATAGACAATTGGATTATGTATGATGAAGATGTTGAAAAAGAAAACTGGTTTACTAATATTAGTATAAATGAAATAGAAGTATTCCAACCCGGTTTCAATTTTAATAATTTAAAAACAGTAGTAGGCGAAGCAAAAATACACACAGATTTTTTTAGTGCTGGTTATTATATAGAACTAGTTGATTTGGGTACTTACTATACTTTTTTACCATATGGTGATCAACCGCATGTTATCTTAATCTCTAAAAAATATGTAAAATTAACAGATAAAACCGGAGACTTTAAAGAATTAAGACAAGAAGAGATGAATCAAATAAAAGACTTAATATCTCAAAATAAAATATACAAAGCTACCCCAGTTAATCTAAATGAAATAGAGATACGTCTACCTCGAAAGCATTGGAATCTTACTAAACATATTTCTAATTTTGACCCAACTGATATACGGGTTGGAGATAAAATAACAATAAATCCTAAACGAAAATACAGTTCATTTTCAAACACAGAAATGTTTTCTTTTACTGTAGATAATATTGAGAGAGTAGACGAAAATGGATTTTTAGATCCGAATGGAGAAGTTTATTATTTTAATTTCAAAAAAGAAAATTCCCCAGAAACATATTCTTATTCATCAAACCAACTAATATGGTTTAATCAAAATAACCTGAATGAAATAGAGATAATCGTCCCAGGTGATAAAAAATATAACCTTAATCCAGAATTTGAAGAATGGATAGACTCGGATTGGGAAGATATAAGATATAACTTTGAGGAAGATACCGCAGATGCAGTATGGATGTTTAACATGGCCTCTCCAGATAATAAAACATTAAGAAAAAGTGATGTAAATACTTTTCTTAAAAAACATAAAGATATGTGGGATGGAGATACTGACAGTCTTATAGAATTTTTATTAGATTATAGAGTAATAATTCCTTTAGATTCTCAAATAACTGAAAATAAAATAAGTAAACCTACTAATCTTAAAGATGCTATAAAATCATTAACTGAGTATATGGTTAGTCAGGGTATGAATATTGAACCATTACCTAAATTAATTATGGTAGATGATGATTCTGAAAACGCTAATGATATTTTAGGTAAAACTGCTTATTATAACCCAGGTGATTGTTCAATAACATTATATACATTAAATAGACATCCTAAAGATGTGTTGCGTTCTTATGCACACGAAATAGTACATAGAATGCAAGATAATGAAGGTAGATTAAATAATGTTAATACTACTAATACTAATGAGGGTGGTGAATTGCTTGATTTAGAAAAAGAAGCATATGAGAAAGGAAATATAATGCTTAGAAATTGGGAAGACTTAATTAAAAATCAATAACATGAAATATAAATATAGACTAATAGAACACCGTAATGACTCACCTGAGGATAATACTCAAAGTGCTTTAAGAGAAAAAAACAATTTAGTTTTAGTTCCTAAAGGAGACTATACATTAGATCAAATTTTAAATATATTAAAAAATCCTAAACCAGAATATCTTAAAGGAGTATATGTTCCTTTTTCAGAAAAAGAACAAGATATTAAAATTAATATTTATGGTGAAAAAAATATTATGGCTAATGTTGATAAAAATAAAAAATTAAAAATAGATCAAAAAAACAAATATGGTAAGTTATTTTATCAATATGTAGAAGGTGAAGTATCTAAAACCAAAGGAAAACCAGTTAAATTTGAGCGAATAATAACTGAACCTGTGGGTGGATTTGTATTGGGTCTTCCTTTAATGACTAAAAACAATAACGACATTGTGGCTGATTATATTAAATTAACTAAAAGCAGTAAAAAATTTAATGAGATAAAATGGGAGGAACTTCCTAATGAAGCCGCTGTTAAAATATTAACAGATAATATGTCAACCACAGAAAAAACTATTAATACTATATTGACTAATGCTGGTTTAAAATCTGGTGAAGATTATTCATTAAGAAAAGAAAAAGTAATAGATGAATTAAAAAATATTATAAAAGAAATCATAACAAATGAAAGACTCAGTTTTAAAAAAAGATTTTAAACAAAAAGATGTCCAGCGTCTTCGTAATTTAGTTCAAGGCAAACATGATGAAAAAACCACAGTAAGTGTAGGTTACGAACGAAAAAAAGATTTTCATGTAGAAGATGATATATGGGAGGAAGACGGCAGGACTTGGACAATTCAGAATGGTATTAAACAAAATATTACTAAATTAGATAAAGCTAAACAAGAAGTAACATTACCATTATTTTGTCCGTGCTGTTCTAATCTAATGAAAAATCGACATGATAAACTATTTTATATTCAATATAAAAGATGTTTCAACTGCCAAATAGATTTTGAGACAGAAATTCGTAAACATGGTTTGTGGGAAGAATACGAAAAAAACATAATTAATTCAGACATAGATAATTTAATTATAGATTACAATATTTGGATAGATGAGGTAATTAATAATCAAAACGCATCTTTTATTACTGAAGCGGGGGATATTGAAAGTTGGGTTGGATCATCAAAGAAAAAATTATTAGAAAGTAAAGAAGAAACAATTAAATATCTTCAAAGTTTAAAGAGAGCATAATATTTATAATAAAAATAAACTAATGGAATACAATAACTTATTTTCTCACATGCAAAAATTAGCATTTGGGAAACCATTAAATGAGTCAATGACTAAATCTGAATTTAAACAAAAAATTAAAGAAATAGTCTTAGATGAAGCTAAGAAAAAAAAGAAAAAAAAAGATGAACCAACAGATGTTTTACCTCCTGAGGAAGAAATGTCAGCATTTAGTACTGAAGAGCCAATAGATACAATATCTCCTGAGCCAATGGATAGCTCAGATATAAATCCAACCGTTAAATCTATACAAGATTCATTACAAAAAGCATATGCTCAAGCTAAACAACTTGGTGATGAAAAACTAGTTAATCAAATTGGTAATACTATTACCATGTTGGTTAGAACACAAATATTAGGAGGACAATAATAACTTAAAATAAAAAATAAAAATTATGAACACACAAGAACTATTTGAACAAATTAGTGGGTTGTACGAAACCGCAAAAGTTAACCACGAAGAAACAACTAAAGCCGCTAAAGGTAGAGCTAGAAAAGCTTTAAGTCAATTAAAAAAACTGATTCAAGCTTACAATAAAGCATCAATAGCTGAATCTAAAGCACATTAATAAAAATGAAAAAACAAACTATTCTTGAAGCTAAACTTACTACTAGAGAATTAGAATTAAAGAATAAACTCTATAGTCAATATAAGAAAAACAAAAGAAAGTTTGTAAAAGATTACGGCAGAAATGCTGAACAGGTAATGACTGGGCGAGCAATTAAATTAGCAAAAAGTATGGCTGAAAAAGAAAATAAACAAAAAATTAAAGAAATGATTAAAACAGCCTTAACTAAAGGTCCTGTAGAAGAAATTAATTCTATGGATTATGTTCAAAATCGCCAACCCGCAAAACCAGAAAAAAATTCTATAGACACTGTTACTTTGGATATTCCACTATTAATCAGAATTATGGAATATGCTAAAGAAGATGCTAAAACAGATATGGATTTACACTCAGCTGCTGAAAACATGATTAAATTAGCTAAAGAAGACAGAATTCTTAATATGGATGATTATGATAAAATAGTTGTTCTTGAGAATCCAATCAATGAATTAGTAACTAAAGTAGTAAAGAAATTAAAATCTAAATAATGACTAGATCTGAGTTAAGAAAAAAAATTAAAAATATAGCTAAACAGGTTTACTCAGGTACTAAATCATCTAATACACCACAGATAGTAGATTTAGATACTCCATCTAGTGTATCTTTAGATGTTACTCGCTTTCCTGCTTTAGAAAAATTTCCTACACTTAAAGATACTATAATCAAACTATTAACAGATCAATACGATTTGTTTATAAAAGATATAGAATGGGTAGCACCACGTCCTACTACATTTCGTATTATATTAGCTAATGAACAGCCATTTTATCTAATATATACAGATAGAACATGGATTGGTAAAGTAGAAGGTAAAAAATACTATTTACTTAATTTAAGTGAAGAGCAAAATTGTATTGAATCAATAGCTAGAATTTTGTCTTATGGTACAAAAGTAACCTTAGAAAAAGAAACTCCAGCAGAAATGCCTGTAGCACCTGAATCACCAGCCGCAGAAACTCCAGCGCCAGAAGAACCAACTTCTGAAGAACCAGTTCCTGAATTACCTGTACCTCCTCAAGCGTAATAAAATATGGCAAATGAACTAAAAACATATGGTGATTTAAAAGCTGTTATACAAACAATAATAAAAGGACAAAGAAAAGAAAAAGTTGGAGGTGTTGGTATTGATGCTATTATTGGGCAAATCCCTGTAATATCAAATATTAAAACCGGAATAGATCTTGTTAGAGCATTTGTAGAAGCTCCGGATACTAAAAAAACAAAAACCTGGTTAGATAAATTACAAATAGACGACAACATGTCTAAAATTATTGACAACGCTGTAGAAAATGGATTTATAGAATATGTGGGAAAAGAAATAGAAGACCAACAAGATTCTAAACCATTAGAGCAAGATTTTAACATGAATCAAAAATTAGTTGATTTTTTAAAAAATAATTATCAAGGAAGAACAATAACTGGAATAAAAGAAAACAACATGAAAAAAGAATTGCTAAAAAAGATTATTAAAGAAGAAATTCTTAAAATTATAGAAGCAGAAACAGCTTCTGCTACCCCAACCGTTAATTCTTCCACAACAACCCTACAACAAAAACAATCACCTGAAGTAAAAAAACTTATAGATTATTTAAATAACGCTGGAAAACCAGCTTTAGGAAATATCAATAACCGCGTAGAATTAAATCAAGTATTAACAGCAATTTGGAACGGGATGAACAAAACTATGCAGAAAGATTCTAATGCAAAAAGTGTTTACAATATAATCAGTCAAAAAATTAAATAAGACAGGATAATATTTTTAACTATGGATATAATAAAACGATTAGTACGAGAAGTATTATCTACTCCTCCTAAAAAGAAAAAAGAAAAATGTAACTGCGGTTGCCATTCTTGTAAAAATGTAGGCAATAAAGGACCTGTCTTAAATGAAAGCTTAGATGCTAGAATTATTATGACAGAAAACATGAAATATCATGTTAAAAATAAATTAGCATTAACTGAAAATACTTTTCGATATGGTTCAAAAGCATTTCTAGATTTATGGGCTGAAGCGCGTTATTTGTTTTCTCGCAATGCTATTCATGTAAATGATACTGATAAAGAAATTTTATTAGAAACCAATTTAGGTGAATATGGATATTATGAAAGTCAAAAAGTACCTTTAGATTTACCATTAGTAGAAGCAGAAGACTCAGAGTTTTTTATTTTACCATATGAATCTCTTTTAAAACAAATAAAAAAAGACGCAGAATCCCATAAAGAAGAAGAAGGAAAACTAATGGATTTATATTATGAAGTAGAACAAGCTCTTTTTGACAAAGATGTACCTCGGATGCTTTCAATCTTAAGAAACTACGGCTTATACGGTAAATATTCTACATTATTAAATATTAACGAATCAGATAAAAAGAAAACACCAGCTTTAAATAAACCTAAACGCGGTGGATCTAAAAAATTCTATGTGTATGTACGTGATCCTAAAACTAAACGAATTAAAAAAGTTAGTTTTGGAGCCCCCGGTATGAGCGTTGGGTTTAAAAATCCAAAAAGAAGAAAAGCATTTGCCGCTAGACATAAGTGTGCCCAAAAAACTGACCGCACAAAACCAAGTTATTGGTCATGTAGGGTTGGTCGTTACGCCAAACAATTAGGATTAGGAAATAATTTTAGTGGATTTTGGTAGGGAATCTGTAACTCCAATATTTATAATAAAATGGCATACGTAGTATGATAAAACTAACTCAACTACTAAAAGAAATGGAGATCACACCTCCAGTACCAACATTTAAAACCAATGATGAATTAGCATCTTACTTAAGAAAAAACCCATCATATAAAAAACAGTTAGTAGATACTATATGGGCAACTCCAGATTTTAAAAGAGATGATGATCCAAGTTGGGAAAATGTATTATTAGGATGGTATAACGCTGAAGTAGAGCAATATGTTCGTTTCACAGAGGAAGATGAAATATTATTAGATGATGGTCAAGATAATAGAGCATATATTTCTATACATCCTATGAATAGTGATGATCCTACTTTAATAGAACA